CCCCAGTTGGGGCCGCCGACGCAGTGCAACTCATGGTGCTATGCACCTCTATCCCAGGAGCTCCGATGCCCTCAAACATTCGGACCCGCCGACGTAAGTTGGCAGGTCCTCGAAGTAACGGAAAGGGTGTCTGGTCTTTAACGACCGGACAGACCATTACGTCTTCGGCCCATAATGGGCGCATGCTAGAGGGGAGACAGGTTACTGTCTCAGAGGGGCATCAATGGCCTCCCCCAGTTAAGGGGAAGCTAATTGATCGCGGTGGACCGTTTCTTACAACTCGGTCCTTCTTCGCAAAGCCTCGTACACTTCCGTATACGAAGCTTCAGAAGACAACGTCAAACAATGTGGAAACCTTTACTGGTCTCCTTTGTCCGGCGTTATCCGCGTTGGTTTCACCTGGCGATCCCTCAACACTCTTGCCTCCATCGCTAGAATCTTCGGATTCTGCGTTAGATGCAAAAGGTGCTAAGGCTGTCGCCCTGTGTAAACCTACAAGCCCACAAGTAGATCTGGGTACTGCACTCGCAGAGCTTTTCAGGGAAGGCCTTCCCGGCGTTCCTCTGATTAATGCTCTGAAAGAGGCCACTAGTCTTATCTACAAGACTGGTTCAGAATTTCTGAACTATATCTTTGGAGTTAAGCCTACTGTTGACGCTGTCCAAGACACCGTCAAAGCACTCAAACGGGCCGATTCCGTCATCGAGCAGTATATGCGCGATGCCGGAAAAGTTGTCCGTCGTTCGTTCTACTTCTCACCGGAAATAACCGAAACTGATACTCAGGTGTATTCTAACTCATATCCCTATGGGTTGGAAGTACTCCCGAATATTCGTCCCGGTTATCAGGGAAAATGTGTTCTACATCGAAAGATAGAACGTAAGTTCTGGTTCAAGGGTGCATTCACTTACTTTCTTCCACTCGGCTTGACAGACGGGTGGAAGGGTAGTGAATTCTCCGAGAAAGCCGACATACTGCTCGGCACAGATCTTACTCCAGAAACTCTCTGGAACATCGGTCCCTGGAGCTGGCTCACCGATTGGGCCTTAAATACCGGTGATATTATTTCTAATATCATGGATTTTGGCTCAGGTGAGTTGGTTATGCGGTATGGGTACATCATGGAAACAACAACCGTGACTGATACCTATACCCACTATCCAGCCGGTCCATTTTCTGGACCCGCTGCTAGTGTGACCCCCCTCACTTTCGTAACTATTACGAAGAAGAGAAGGCCAGCTAACCCCTTTGGGTTCGGCGTGACTTACGATGGTCTGTCACCATTGCAAGCCGCCATACTCGCTGCTCTCGGTGTTACCCGAGGCAGTAAGTAAGCAGTTTCACTGCCGAAAACACCAACGCAAGGAGTGATTGCCTATGGCATTTACTGATCCCCAGTCCATCACCATTTCTGGTTCTGCGATTTCCCTTCCCCGAGTTTCCTCGGGTAGTGGGTCTTCGTCTTACCAAAGTGCTGATGGCCTCGTCGTACTTGGAGTGTCCAACGCGTACTCACGCAGGACACGACGAGTCATTCGAGTGGATCACAGCAAGATCACCGCTGATCCGTTCATTCCGGCGAACAATACGAAGGTCGGTATGTCTGTTTATACCGTCTTCGATTTGCCGCCGGCTGGTTACTCTAACGCGGATGCGAAGGCAGTCTATGACGGCTTCAAAGCCCTCCTAGCTGCTTCCACAGACGCGGCCATCACCAAACTTCTTGGTGGTGAGTCGTAACGCTATCGGTTCCTTCCCTGACTGTGACAATGATTTAAGTCACACGACTGGGGAGTTTCCGATTTCAACGGACCGTCGCATTCTTGCGCTCAGACTAGTTGAAATCAACGGCAATGTTGCCGCCGTCGATATTTCCACTGTTTCAAACAATGGAAGTTCTAGTCTGTTCGAGTGTTTTAGGGTGCCTGTTACGTCAATTGAATTTGAACGTATCAAGCTCTAACCCTAGCTCTCGTCCATAGGCTATGGTCTGACCGTCCTCTATTTAAGGAGGTAGTCATTAATAGCCTAATGTCGCTCTGGAATAGTGTTGCGATTGATTTCGCAACACGGTGTTGCACTAGCGCCACCATGGACATTAAAACCGTCCAAGGTCGGGTTAAACACGAAGGTGATTCGTTTCTGACGATCACCCTTCCTGCCTTTGCTAAAGACTTCCAAAAAAGTCTTGACACAGGCCAGGTTGAGAGACATCATTTTTCTTCCTTTGGAAGGAAGAAGAATGGAGGGCTCCCTCGATTTCTCGGGGGTTTCCTCTCTCTTGTGTTCGACCCTGTTTCTGGTGTGTTGCTTGACGATCCCGACATCGATGCAATACTTGCTATTAGGCAACTTACGTTGCTCTTTAGCAAGTACTCCCTTGAGTGCTCGAAAGAGCGCACAAAGGAGGCGATGAAGGGGTATGTCAAGTGTGAGTTGGATGTCCGAGCATTTGATGCTTCTCGTCCCGATAGTCTTATTCGGGACTTTGAAGCTACTTCAAAAGCTCTCTTTGCGAGGGCCTTCACTAACGTTGACCGTAAAGTCTACAATAGTGAATACAGCCCCCAGCATGGACCGGGCGCGGTTGCTGATTCTCTCCGTGGAAACGGAAAGTATAAGCTCCGAACCTGGACACGGCGTCTGGAAGAGATCATGCCTTCGGGCGAAAATCTCATTCCGAACTGGCGTTATTACGACCAGTTACAAGACGTGGACATCCACGAGCCGGGATCGGAGATACCCGTTAGAGTAGTCTCCGTTCCTAAAACGATGAAGACACCTAGAATCATTGCTATTGAGCCTGCCTGTATGCAATATACACAGCAAGCTCTTTTGCCTTTGATTCTGGATGCTCTCAAGAGTGATAAATTCTTGAGGCATGCTCTCGGCTTCGAAGACCAAACGCCTAACCAGCGTATGGCCCTCGAGGGATCCCTAACTGGGGGTCTCGCTACACTCGATTTGAGTGAAGCTTCCGATCGTGTTTCCAATCAGCTTGTTCGTTTAATGACGAAGAATCACGCCCATATGCATAAGGCGATTGATGCTTCCCGTTCTCGAAAAGCTGACGTATCTGGTCATGGCATTCTTCGCATGGCCAAATTCGCGTCTATGGGCTCAGCTCTCACTTTTCCCGTCGAGGCGATGGTTTTTTCTTACCATTGTCATCGACGCGATCAGTAAGGAGCTCAACACATCAGTAGCACGTACTCGCAGTTTAATGCGAGGCCGTGTGCGCATCTATGGGGATGATATCATTGTCCCCACAGAATACGTGCATGCCGTGATCGGGAACCTGGAAGCTTTTGGGCTTCTGGTGAACCGTGACAAGTCCTTCTGGACTGGAAAGTTCAGAGAATCTTGTGGTAAGGAATATTACGATGGTTTTGACGTTTCAGTTGTCAAAGCCCGTCGTCCATTCCCTACATCACGGCGGTGCGTTCCTGAGATCATTTCACTTGTATCCCTCCGCAACCAGCTTTATTTCGCTGGTTGTTGGGGAACGGTGAAATGGCTTGATGGAAGGATAAGGAAGTTATTAACTTACTTCCCTACGGTCCTTCCTTCATCCTCAGTGCTAGGCCGTCACAGCTACCTTGGGCATGAAACCCAAGCTGCTGATGCAGATACCTTCGGTCCTTTGGTTAAGGGCTGGAAGGTACGTCCGCTGATTCCGGCGTCGCCGCTGGATGACACGGGCGCCTTGCTCAAATTCTTTCTGAAGCGAGGCGAAATGCCGTCCGCTGATGTAAAGCATTTGGAACGCGCTGGGCGCGCCCAGTCGCTCGACATCAAACTGGGATGGGGCTCACCATTGTAATGGTGCGCGGCTGACTTAAGTGTCAGCCACTGGGGGATTGCAAATACCGAAATAGTAC